CTTCTAACCTAAATAAATTTATAGTTAAATATAATAATATAGAAGAACAAACAAAAGATGTATTGATACATATAGAGGGTATAAAAAATATAAGTTATATATTTATCCCGTCCTCTATGTTCTCTAATTTAGAGGATGATAATATACAAATTATAAATACATTGGGAAATATAACGGCTTCAGTAGATAAAGATAATAATGAAGTTGTAATAACAACATTTAATGGAGTAAGAAATTTTGTTATAAGTGTTAAAACGTTAGATTTTAGCAAAATAAAATTGTTATTTGGGTAAATATATGGAAAGAATTACTAATTGGGAACAATGGCGTATAATCGCCATTTCCACGGTTAGCCCGTTATTTGGGTATTTAACCCCGACAAAGGGTTTTTTTTATGCGTTAGTAGTAATGTTTGCGTTCAATATTTGGGCGGGAATGAGGGCGGACGGCGTGGCGATTGTGCGATGCAAAAACTTTTCGTTCCGAAAGTTTAAAAACGCATTGTGCGAATTGCTTTTGTATCTGTTTATTGTGGAGGCGATTTTTATCATTATGAAAAATTGCGGCGACGACCAAGCGGCAATTGTTGTTGTTAAATCGCTTACTTATGTTTTTATGTACGTGTATTTGCAAAATGCGTTCCGCAATCTGATAGTTGCGTACCCCCGGAATTTGGCATTACGTATTATTTACCATGTTATCCGTTTGGAGTTTACAAGGGCTTTGCCGTCGCATTTGCAACCGATAATTGACAGATTGGAAAAAGAATTTGGGGACGACCCCGACAAAAACAATAAAAAGAAAGGAGAAAACAAAAATGAGTAAAGTTGTAATTCTTGACAACGGACACGGAAAAGAAACAGCCGGAAAACGTTCCCCCATTTGGGGGGACGGTTCCCAATTGTTTGAATGGGAGTTTAACCGTGACATTGTACGCCGTATTGCGGCGATGTTAAAAGCCGATGGCATAAAGTTTGAAATTTTGGTACCGGAGGAAAACGACGTATCATTGCCGGAACGTTGCCGACGTGCAAACGTTATCCATGCAGATTGCGGCAACAACACCGTTTTGTTTAGCGTTCACGGGAACGCCGGAGGCGGCACCGGGTGGGAATGTTATACAAGCGTAGGACAAACGAAAGCGGATGCAATCGCAACCGTTCTTTGTAAGGAGGCAGAAAAAGAGTTTGCCCCGGATGGTTGGAAAATGCGTTTTGATTATGTGGACGGCGACCCGGACAAAGAAAGTCAATTCTATATTTTGAAACATACGGTTTGCCCGGCGGTATTATCTGAAAACTTTTTCATGGACACGGAAAAGGATTGCCGTTTGATGTTATCCGACGCCGGGCGTGAACGTATCGCCAAAATTCATTATTTAACCATTAAAGAGATTTTGAAATGACAAAGCAGGAACAAAAAGAATACTTGCAAAAGTTTGTTGCAAGTCAAGGAACACAAGCCGGGTTAAGTATTACGCCGTTGTTGGAGGCGATAATAAACGGGAATGATGATATTTTCGTTGTTACCGTTGAGGACAACGCCGAAAACACAAAGAAAGTAACCAACCCGCAGGAGGATATAAACAATTTCATTACGGCGGCAAATGCAGACCCATTGCACAACACGCCGAAAGTTTTCATTGATGGGGTTGTTTTGGCATTTACTCAAATTGAGGTATCAGAGGACGAAATAAACGGATTAATCTTTGTTGATGGCGGCAAATACATTTTGACGTTAAGCACAACGGAGGAAAGCAGCCAATTAGTTTACACAGCTAACGAACCATGAAAAAGTATATTATAATTGCGGCAATTGCTTTGGCGGTTGCCGCCGTTGTCACTATATGGGTGCAACGTTCCCGGATAAATCAGTTAACCGGGGAAAGGGACAAATACAGAACCAACACGGAAACGTTATTGCAGGACGTTTCCCGGTACCAAACAAAAGATAGTTTGAACGCCGCCAAAGTTGGGGTTTTGGAACTGAAATTGTCAGAGTTTGAAAGATACCGGGCGAGCGATGCGGAACTAATAAAAACCCTGCAAACAAAGAACCGGGAATTGGAGGCGGTAACAACGGCGCAAATGGAAACAATAACCCAATTACGGGGAACCGTCCGGGACAGCATTGTTTATTTGCCCGGAGATACGACAACAACCGTTCTGAAATGCGTTGATATTTCCGACCCGTGGTTTTCCTTAAACGGATGCACGACCCCGGACGGAACGTTTACCGGAACATTTATAAACCGGGATAGTCTGTTAATAGCGGAAACGGTGCAATATAAACGCTTTTGGGGGTTCCTTTGGAAAACCCGAAAGATTAAGAACCGGGAAATTGACGTTGTAAGCAAGAACCCGGCAACCCGAATATTGGGGGTTGAGTTCGTAACCATAGAAAAGTAATAAACCGGGGGTTGTATCAAGGCGTTGCAACCCCTTTTTTTATTGAGCCATTTTTAGCCCGTTTCCGGGCATTTTATTTAAAAGTGGAAATTTACCCGTCCCGCTTGCAAAAGCCGCTTAAATCGAAAATTCCAAGAAAATAACTTCTTTGGAACCAAAAACAAAACTTTTTGCAGTTTAAGCCAAAAATAAAAGATAAAACATTTGGTAATTAAAATAAAGGTTGTATGTTTGCATCATCAAACAAGAACGACCGGGCGTTTTCCCGGAAAATAGAGAGCGAAACAATATGAATACTCAAAGCATTTATAACGGATTAGATTACACAACAAAAGAGATTAACCGCAATTTCAAAATCAAGGTAAACGGAATTGTAAACGGCAAAAAGGTTAATGTATTGGTTGGCGTGTCCGGTTTAATAAAGATTGTCGGCGACATTAAGTTAGTCAATCGCTTGTTAAAACGTGCTTTCAATTGTTACGGCGACAAAGAGGTTTGCAAATTGCGTCGAGGCGTTAAAATCACTTTCTATTATCAGTAAATAACGACGGGGCGTTTTCCCCGGAACAATATAAATTTTCAATCATGGAAAAGAAAAGAACACAGGCGGCGGACATTGCCGAGATTGCAACCAAATTAGACGGAAAGGTTGAATTTTCAAGTATCGTTTACAGTCAACAATTAATGGATGAAAAGTACCGGGAAACCGGGGTTAACGATTTGCATTTTATCGGCAAAAAGTTTGGATTATGGTTTTATACAAGCCGGGTGTATTTAGATAACCTTTGTTATTTGAATAAAACCAAGTTCCCAACTTTAGTATTATGCGAAAATTCATTGAGTATTTACGAGATTAAAAAATAAACGATAACCCGCCGGGGGTTCGCCCCCGGCACAACAACAAATATTATGGCAAAGTACATTTTAGTTAAGAAAGTCAAAGGACAAAAATTTGAATACCAAGTTATTGATACGGAAAGTAAAGCGATTGTTTCCAAAAGAACGTCCGCCCGTGATTATGTGGCGTGTACCGCCGACGGTTCGTTTTATTTCGGGCGTTTGGATTTAATCGGGAAAGGCGACCACGGCAAAAGATTGAGCCATACGGCGGCAATATTGGCAAACCCGGAGGCGGCATATAAAAAACAAGTTGCATACTTTACGCCGGATTATCGGAGTAAATGGATAGCCGAAAACCCCGCCGAACAATGGATTGCCCGAAACGTTGAATATGCGACAAAGGAAAAAGAGAGATTAAACGCAATTGCGTATTTGCAGTAATAACCAAGCCGGGGGCGCAATCCCCCGGCATAACCATTTAGAGCGATGAACAAAACGAAACGTTACCGATTAAGTCAAGATGTGTATAAGATAATCCAAAATGCAAACGGCGGGTTATTTTTGCTTTATACCCGGCACAATCCCGGCGATGTGTTGAACCTATTGTTAGACGGCAACGATATTGGGTTGATGTGCCGAGTTGAGAGCCGACACGACCAATATTATAAGTATTGTAAAGTGATTAAGGAGGGCGAAAATGATATTAACAGAGGAACAACGGGAAATGTTGAAAGGTAAGATTTGCCCGTATTGCCATATTCCAACCGAGTACAAAAATAGTATTGAGGTTTACGGCATTGATTACGGAATGATTTACTATTGCCCTAAATGCCGGGCTTATGTTGGCGTTCATGCGGGAACCGACCGGGCAAAGGGTCGATTAGCAAACGCCGAGTTGCGCCGATGTAAGATTGAGGCGCACCGATATTTTGACGAAATATATAAGCGTAAATTAATGAAGCGTTCCGAGGCTTACAAATGGTTATCCGAGCAATTGGGATTACCAACGGAATACACGCATATAGGAATGTTTAACCCGGAAACGTGCGCAAAGGTCGTGGACGTTTCAAAAAAATATTTGGAAACCATGCGATTTGCATTAAGAAAACAAGATAAGATAAAAGCGCATTTTGAGCCGCACGGCGACGAAATGTTGAACCGAATAAAAGAGAGTTTAACCCGGTATTTTTCCGCCGACCGTTCAGATTTCCCGGAGGGGTTCCGGGATATTGAAAGCGATTATAACCAATTGCCGGGGGAACCGTACCCAACTATTGCAATAAACGACGTCGGAAACGCCAACCGTATGATTGAGTTCTATGTTACCGGGAAACAATACGACGTTTACCACGTCGCATTTAAAGGATTTACAAAGGGTTGATATATGGCAATGATAAAAAGAAATTGCGATAATTGCGGCAAAGAATATAACGCCGATACCCGGAATTTACGCCGGGGTTGGGGACGTTGTTGTTGTAAGAGTTGCGCCGCCAAATTGAGGGAAAAGAATAAACCCGGATATAACCCGGAACGGGTCGCCGTAAATAATGCACGTCGGGAATGTTGGACGGATTGCCCGGAACCGGAACGTTACCCGTTAAGTTATGACGGGGCGGATTTCGACCAATGGGGGGATTGTGAATTTGGAATACATGATTAAAAGAGAAACCCCCGACGCAATGAAGTAACGCCGGGGGTTGATACGCAGTAACCGAGAGCGATGTTGTAAGGTTATGCGGTGCAACAAAATTAGTGCTTTTTATCTGTATTACAAGCGTCCAACGTGAATAAATAAAATATTCAAAGGTTTTATTTAATATACCAAAAATAAATCTTATATTTGCAGCAAAATAAAAGATATGGAAGAATGGAAAGAAATAGCAGATTTTGAGGGACTATATTTAATTAGTTCTTTTGGTAGGGTAAAATCAATTATCAATAATAAGATTTTAACCCCTTGTATAGTAAGAGCCAACGGGTTAGTTGTTGGATTAATGAGAAACGGAAAGGTTGAGAAAAGGCAAGTTAGCCGATTAGTTGCGGCGGCTTTCATTCCGAACCCGGAAAATAAACCATGCGTTGACCATATCGACGGGGTGCGTTTTCATAATTTCGTTGAGAATTTGCGTTGGTGTTCTATTAATGAAAATAACAATTTTGATATAGCCATAAGAAACAAAACAAAATACGATTTCCCAATTGAGGGAATAGATGAAAACGGGAATGTTTGTATTGAGTTTCAGAATTATAAAGATGCACATAAAAAGGGTTATTATAGGCATTTGATAAAACAAAGCGTTGATACAGGCAAACCATATAAGGGTATAATATACAGAAAGAAATGAAGATAAAAGAGAGCGATTTATTAAAACAATTGGCGACCGATAGCGGGAAAACAGCCAAACAAGTTTCCGAAATTGTCGTTTCGGAATTACTCAAAAACAAAGTTATTGAGGACGACCCGGACAATTGGGGCGTTTCCGTTTTCGATGCAATAAACGAGGACGTAACCGAGGAACAAACCGCCAATTGTTATGCGGCGATTTCCGAGGCGTTGGGCGTGTATCTGAAACGGGTATATTTCATTGTCCCGGATTTGGATTTAATGGGTAATGAAGATTGCCCGGAGTGCGGCGGCGAAATGGAAGTTACCGACGGGGAATATAAACAGACCGGAGGCGACGGATATTTGACCCCGCCGGAATATACCGCAATTTGGGAGGAAATGACGTGTACGCATTGCGGACACAAAGAGAGCAACGAACCGAGTTATTAACAATAAAAGACTAAAGAAATGGTAGAAATGACGAAATTAAGAGTAAACGAGGCAATCGCACGGGCGCAAACCGCCGGAATTAAAGTTTATAAAAAAGAGGTTGCCGCCCGGTTATGGGAGGGACGCACCGAAAGCGCACAACAAGTTAATATGACTAACTTATGTAACGGAACGACTAAACAGATACGCCCGGAATGGGTCGTTATCATTTGCGAAATGTGTAATTGTACCCCTAATTATTTGTTTGGTTATGAAGAATAACGGGTTACAATGGTTTGAACGCATGGCGGACGTTATGTTTTCCGATAGGTTCCAAGCGAAAGCGATTATTGCGACATTTGGGACGTTGGGCGTTGTTTGTCTGATTGGCGCATTTTGGAACCCGTGGCAATTGATGTTTGCGGGTCTGTGTGCCGCAATGGTATTATGTGGATTTTCAGAATTAAAAAAGAGTAGAAAATGAGAGCGAACAAAAAGAAACCGGAAAACCCGGTACAAAAGACGGTTGAAAGTTTGGGAGCCGTTCCCGCCGACCAATTCCCGGAAATTACCGAGGAACAACAACAAATAATCCCACCGTTTGAAGCGGTCGAGGTTGAACAACCAACCGGAATATTTGAGATATTGCCGGGCATGACGGTTGAGGAAATGACGGCAATGTTTTTTGATGAAAAAACGTTGATTGAACCCCCGTATAAGGTTTGGCAATTGAATAGTAAGGGACACCGTTATTATTACCGATACGACGACAACGGGAACCCGGAGTTTTTCCCGTCGGTTACAACGATATTGTCCCAAACGTTACCCAAAGCCCCGCACTTAATACAATGGATTGCCAACAAAGGCATTGAGGAAGCGGAACGATATAAAGGCGAACGGGCGGCGTATGGTACGTTTATGCACGCCGCATTTGAGGAATTATTAATTAACCGGGCTTATGATTTGGACGGGTTAAAAGGCAAACTAAAAGAATATATTGAGGTT